TGATACGCAGACCTATGTGGTGGCGTCTTCGACTGCCACGGTGATCACCATGTACCCGGCGGCCAAAGTGGCCTGGGCCGATAACGCCGCCGTGACGTTCAAAGCGACCCACGCTGTCAACCTGCTCTTCCACCGCGATGCGTTCGCGTTTGCAACGCGCCCGTTGGCTGGCATTGAAGATGGCTTGAACGGAATTGCCCGAACCGCCGTTGATCCGGTGAGCGGATTGACGCTTCGACTGGAAGTCTCACGCGAGCACAAACGGACCCGATACAGCTTTGACGTGCTGTACGGTGCCACGCTGGTGCGGCGTGAGTTGGCGTGTCGGATTGCTGGATAACGAGACGTGAGGGAGGAGACTGATGGCTGAAGCAAAAACCGTGAAGGTGCAAAATGGGCAGGGCTATATGCTGATTAATGAATCGGACTATGACCCTGCCGTCCATACAAAGTACGACGAACGGCCACCTGCTCGGTCAAAAGTCTCCTCCGCACTGTCTCGCAAACGGAAAGCGGATGATAAATCCCGCATGTAAAGGGGTGAGAGTGTGGCGATTACCCTTGTGGTAGAAACGGGGAGCGTGGTGGCCGGTGCGAATACCTTCGTCACGGAGGCGCAGCAACGGGACTGGCTCCTCAATTCGACATTATATACGGATCTTGCGGAAGACGTGGACCAAGCCACCCTCTTGCGGTACATGGTACGGGCAACCGAGATCATGACGCGCTGGGGCGTCTGGTGGGGCAGTCTCGTAGAGACCACCCAGTCCTTGTCGTTCCCAAGGTCCGGTCTGATTGACCGCAACCGAAACTCCGTCGATTACACCACCATTCCCACGGACGTGCAGTCCGGGCAGAAAGAAATGGTCGGCGCAATGCTGCGCGTGGCGTCACGGAGCGTGGGCATCGACGGGGAGATCTACGACCCGGTTGATGTCGCGGAACGGGAAGATCGCATCGACCAACAGACGAGTCGCGTGAAAGTTGCGAATAACCCCCTAGATCGCACGGACCCGCTGCGTGGATCGGTCACGCCGGATGTCCAAGCCTTGTTTGCCCCCTTTGGGTATATCGAACTCGGGCAGCATAGCGTGGGGATTATCCAAGGATGAGCTTATTAGGGTTGCAGAGCGGCACCCAAGCGGCAGCGCGGCGTGTCTTTACCGCACATCGCGGCCATGTCTCAGCTGCCGTGTTCCGCCGAGTCGTGGTGGGCGCGAATAACGCCACGACGGGCAATGTCACGCGCAGTGAATCGACCTGGACCGTGCGGATGATGCGAGCGACTGCCCGGCAGGACGGGGACGAGAGCACGACAACGGCCCCCCACACGGGACGGGAACGGCGGATTTATCTACTGGCCGAAGATCTGCCAGGGGTGCGTATTCGCCCGAATAAAGATCGCATTGAGGACGACGGCGTGACGTGGCAGATCCGCGAGGCCCACTTGCTCGGCGGAGACGCGATTTGGTCATGTCATGTGGTCTTGGTGTGAGAGGAGGAGTGATGGATATAGAAATGCTACATGGACTAATGTTAGCGTTGGCGGATCGTCTGCCGGGAGAGGATAAATGGTCGGATGACCGGATTTGGCTGCGCTGGGCGGTGCGACTCGCGACGGACAAGAAAGAAATGGATGAAAAAGAGTGGGAGCGTCGGTGGGGCGCGGGGATGCAGTCGGGCGAACAACGGCTTAGTGCGCCGTCTGTCGGTGCTGCCCATAGTCACGCCTACCGTGCCGGAATGAGCTATTATCAGTCGATGGACATGAGCCTCCTAGCCTCAGATCGGGAAGAGCACGTCAAGGAAGCCATCGCAGGAGTCTCTGCTGCCCTGGCCGCGCTGAAAAGCCCCGCCCCAGCAGCAGACGACGCACGCGACGTTTCCGTGCAGTTGGTTGACGAGGAAGAGGATTGAGGATGGGTGATAGCCGCACCAACAGGACTTTTTTTGATGCGACGACACCGCCGTGGCGGTTGGCTGTCTTCCGCGATATGGCAGTGGTCCCGGCGTTTTTGCGAGGCCGTGACATCTTCGTGCGGACGCTGAAGCCCATCTGGACGGAAGGCTCCCATCCGATGTCCGGTGAGGCAACGGACGGGGCGTGGTGCTACGTGACAAATCTGGAGCAATGGGAAGGGAAACTGGCGCGGACCCAAGTGGAAACCGTTCAACTGTGCGATGAATACGCCCATGACGTGGCGCTGATCAAGGCGGCGACCTGGCTTCCCCAGGCATACCCGATACGCAACTACGCGGGAGGTGCGTCGTGATCGAATTTGATAATTTTAAAAAAGCCACGGAACGTCTCTTGAAACAGGCGAAAGATTTACCCGGTGGGGTCAGGCGGCAGGCAGGTCTCACGGCAGCAGACCTCTATGGGAAGATCGTGTCACGGACCCCATACAACGTCAAAGGAACAGACTACGAGTTTTCTGGGAACGCCCAGCAGTCGTGGTATATTGATGTGGGGGCTGGGAGTGGGGATGACCTGCTCAATATCGAGGTCTTTGGCGGCGGCGTTGAGACTGACCGGACAGGCAGTAGTCCCATTAGTTATCATGCAGCACGTAGTGAGGCTCGATCTGCTATCGGGGATTTGTACTACCTGGAAGGGGCAAAGATCCAATTCGTCTCTGATATTGAATACATGGCAGATCTGGAAGATGGGTATAGTAATCAAGCGCCTGACGGCTTTATCCGGCTCGCTGCCCACGATGCCGTGGACGAACTCCGTGCGAAAATAGAGCGAGGGCGTGGCTAATGCCGTTAAGCGCGGACACGATTCTTTCTTTTGAACGACAAGCCGTCGAAGGCCACTTCCTCACGCAGTGGGGCACCACCACGGCGGTGCAAATGGTCAACGTCCCAGAGATCGATAAGGTCGATGACACGGGACGTGCTATCAATTGGTGCTGGTTCAGGGTCGAGTGGGGCGAAGAACGTCAGGAGAGTATCGGGTCCAGTAATCCCCGCTTCCGAGCCAATGGGCTTGCCACCTGCGTACTCTACGTTCCCCGTGAAAGTGGGCGGGACACCATTAACCTCCTTGCCTCGAAAGCCGCCCGTATCTTGCGGATGACCGATTTGACCGTCGGCTCACAAACGGATTGTCAGATTACGTTTGACCGGCATGTCGATATCGGCTCGGAACGGGAAGAGGAGAGTTGGCTGCAACAAGCCATCCGCTCCCGGTTCACCGCACAACGTCGGTACACGTAACCGCATCCATGTCTGCCAAAGTGACCCGTTTGGACGAACACAGGCGGGAACACGTCCCGCGCATCCAACTCGAACGCCGCTACGTCCAGGACGTCGATGCTGAAATCTGGGTGGCCAAATGTCCCCAGTGCGGACGGGTCTGCGCCTATCAAAATTCCAACGAGATTTTGGCCGGTAGGTTTCGGTGCCGATGCAAGAAAGTCTTCGAGGTGTAAATCCTCCCCCCTCCCGCGTCCGTATCTGCTATCCTACACGGTAGGCAACGCTCCGATTCGGCGCGACCTCCGTCTCCCCCGATTGTGGGAGCTACTCTACCTATGCGATTTGATATCGCGGACTGAGGAAGGACGTGCAGTATGCCAGGCGAAACCAATCGAGTGTCCGTGCAATTTGAGCGTGAAGCGGATTTCAACACGATTCCCGGCGCGCCCGATATGACCACCAAAGAAGTGGTATCGGAGAGTCTCACCCATAACAAAACAACCTCACGATCCCAGCGGATTCGGAGTGACGCACAGGTGCCGGACTGGATAGAAACCGCGGTCCAAGCCACCGGTGGGCTCAACGATGAGCTGAGTTATGCCGCTCACGATGATTTCATTGAATCGAGCATGCGCGGCACGTATGCGGCTACCGCATTAACGGGGATACCCGGCGGAATTATGACTGCCTCGACACGGCGCATAGATAACACCGGCACATCGCCATCATTTAATACGACGGGAAATATTGTCGCGGGACAGGCCATCAATATTTCGGGATTTTCGAATAGCGCCAATAACGGCATCAAGATGGTCAAAACCGTGACGGACAGCGAGATTTTTTTAGCGGAAGAAGAAACCGACTTGGTGAATGAATCAGGGGCTACGCTTGCTGTTGCGACAGCCAAGCGGGTCATTAACGGCACCACGGCGCGGTCTTACTACATCCAGAAAGAGCAAGCCGATACGGCAGCGAACTCATTTCAACGCTTCACCGGGATGCGTGTGAATAGTTGGAATTTGAACTTCGCCGCTGGTGCCGTCATCGAGTCGAACTATGACTTCATGGGCACGGCGATGACCACAAGTGACACTGATTTGGATGACGCTCCGACTGCCGCATCATCGAATACGGTGATGTCCGCCTCCGCGAATGCGGGAGCCGTGCGGCTAGACGGACTAAAGCTCTCCGCTAGTTCGGTGCAGGTGCAATCGGTGAACCTCACGGTCAATAACTCGATGCGCGGACCGTCCGTGATCGGGCAAAAGGGCGCAGGGTTCATTAACGCGGGTTCGTTTGAGGTCACCGGGACACTGGGGATCTTCTATAGCCGGTTGGATGAAGTCAGTGACTTCGTGGCACACACGTCTCGGCGTCTGCATTACAACGCCCAGGATGCTGCCGGGAATGCCATTTTTGTCGAACTCCCCGCGTTCTATTTCCTAAGTGACGGAACACCGCAAGCGGGTGGCATTGATGACGATATTCTCGTCAACTTCAACATCGGCTGCAAACTCAAAGCAGCAGCCGCCGGGATTCCATCGACATACACAATGTGCGTGTCCATGGTTGACGCATAAACGGTGTGGGCAGGTGGGGTTCTTTCCGAACTTGCTGCGCCCCACCGCCACATGGAGGGGGGGGATTAGACTCCCTCTCCCCCTCACCACTTGCTGAGGGAAATAACGCAAGTGACAATGGGAGTCTGGTATGGCAGCAAAAAAGAAAGTGGAGCCTATGGAGACGCTTGAAGCCGTAGATGCAGATCTGCAGAAATTCGAGGAAGGGAAGCATAAAGTTACCAAGGACGGAAAAACCTTCGAGGTCTTCTCTCTCGGTGACAATGTGTTCGATCAAGGGAAAGAGGATGACGGGGTATGGTGTCCGCTCGATGAAGGTCGGTATGGACCGGATGGCCCCTCACTGAAAGTGCGGCGAGCGGGATGCGAGAAGTCGATGGACGTCAATAAGCGCATGGAAGATTTTCTCGTGGATCGGTTCGGGTCTAACTACCAACTCGACAATATCCCCGAAAAAGTCCAGAACTACGTCACCGCGAAACGCTCACAAGCACTCGTGTCCGACTGGAAGAATATTAAGTTCACAAGTGAAGATGGATCACGGGAAGATCGCCCTTTTGACGAGAATAATCTCTGGAAGGCGCTGATTAGTGCGGACCGCACCCTCCTCGCGTTCATCATGCAACAGGCCCTTAATCAGGAAAACTTCCGCAAGGAAGAGATTGAGGAAATGGAAAAAAACTGAGGGCGTTCGGCGAGTGGACGGAGGTGCTTCACCAGAAAAATGAAGCCACCGGGGAATTACTCATCGAACAGTTCCAACGTGAATTGAGGTCCGAACTTGCTGACGCCGACGATCCCGAATCCGTCCCGATACGCAAGACGCTCCAAGGTCGGCCTCATCTTAATCCGTTCCAGGCGCAAATTGTGGGCGTCTATTATGACCTTCTCCCAGATGCCCAAGGCGGCATGGGCGAAAGTTTTATCCCGCATGCCACGATCCGCTCGTACCTTACCGACTATCATAACGTCCATAATCGCAGCATGCTCGAACTCTACATTCGTGGGGTCCGCGCTATCGAAAATGGCAAGTTTGGGGCGAAGAATAAGCTGCGAGACCGAGAGAAGAAAGTTAAGACTGCTGCAAAACTTCCATCGTGAGAGGCTGCGCTAAATGGCCGAATCCATACGCCTCAATATTGTCGTCAAGGGACAGAAGGAACTCAAAGATGTTGAGGCACTGTTCCGCCAACTCATCAAAACGATGGGGGGTGTGCAGGCGGCGACTCAGAAAGTCCAACGGGTTGAGAGTGAGGCCGTTAAGGCAAAGAAGCAGGGGAAGGCGGAACTTCAGAAAGAGATTGCTCTCCAACGGAAGCTCCAAATAGAAATAAAGAGTGCCCTCAGCAGCAAGAAGACGGAGCGGGAGCTGGCAGTTCAAATGCGACGGGTCACATTGCAGTCGAATGGGGCGTACCGGGCGCAAGCCGCGATATTGGCGCGATTAGAGGCGAAGAATAAAGATCTGCGAAATGCCCACCGACAATTATGGCAGGAGACGAAAAAAGGCACCACGGAAACAAGGAAATTCAATACCAAAATAAAACAAACCACCCAGTCGGTCAAAAAATTCAATAAGGAAGCCGTCACGATGAGTGGGCTCCTGAAGACGGGGCTGAAAATTGGCGCTGGGTTCGGGGCCTGGAAGCTCATAACGGGAATTATTCGACTGTATGTTCGGCAGTTGCAAATGGCCCTACGGTTTATGACCAAGATGGTGAAGGAAACATTCAGCTTCCTTAACACTTTAGAACGGACCAGGTTCGCAATGGCCGCTATTATGGGAAATGCCTCCAAAACAACGGAGCATTTCGCTTCATTAGGGGAGGCCACAAAAGTCTATAAGGCTAACTTAGGGCGAGCGGCTGCATTCCAGCGGGAAGTGCTGCTCTTATCGACACGGGTTGCCGGGACGGCAGAGGAGCTACTGGACGCCTCACAGCGGGTGTTGGCCTTTGGGTCACAGCAGATCGCCACTGACCGGGAACGGATCATATTGACTGCCAATCTCGTGCAGATGTCTAAAATGTTAGGGCTGCACGGCGAGAAGATGTTGACTGAAATTCGTCAGATCTTCGAGTTAAATCGAAGACAGGGTCAGACGATTCTGGAAACGATGGGCATCGATATCAAACGGTTACGTATCTATAAAAACCAAGGCATGTTGATTCGAGAGATGAATAGGCAAGCCCTAGCTTTCCAGGCGGCGTCATTCGATATGGCGAATACCTGGACACAGCTATTAGACGCGATGAAAGTTTTTCGGAATTTAATATTCGGGGATGACTTAACCCTGCCGTTTCAGGCACTCAAGCAGATTATCATCGGGGTGCGGGATGAATTAGGGGCATTTTTCCAGCTGCAGCGACAGTTTGGGATGTCGGATGAGGAAAAGGCAGCGGCAAAGGCAGCGGGTAAATGGGAGGCTGTGGCGCTACCGGCGGGATGGCACGATAGCAATAAAACTGCACAAGAGACTTTCGGCTTCGCAGGGCTGATGTCCGCGTTTACAATACCAGAAGAGGATATGAAGAAGTTATCGGCAGCAATAGCGCAGTTGATAATACAATTCGGAGATTTAGTAGGAGTAATAGCGGGGGAACTGGTGGAAGGGCTTGTGGGTCTTACGCCGCTTATTATCAAGTTCACAGCCATGATTATGACAATGACTGCGAATATGGGGGGACTGAATCATCTGGTAGTGGCGATAGGGCATACCTACGCGGCTTTTGTGGCGTTTGGGAAACTTATCGTGGCGGCGGCGAAAACAGCATGGCACGGCGTGATCAAGATCATGGCCCAGGTAGAGAAGGGGGCGCTAGAGCTGTCGCTCAAATTAGATAGTCTCCAAAAAACCAAAGAATTTTGGACAAATCTTGTAGCATGGTTCCCCGCAATTAGGTCACAGTTCAGGCAAGGATTTAATCCTGCGGAGTCTCTGGGGATGACTGAGAAGGAAGTAAAAGAAACTTTAGCAAGGATAGACATTCTAGAGGGAAAATTAACGGAAACTGGTAAGAACGTGAAGAATGCCTTTGCTGCAGAGGCTCTCGAGGATTTCCGGACAGAGCTGACGAACATATGGGAAGAACTGAAAAAGATCCCAGGAGCACTTCCCCCTGGAACGCTGGAGGACTTAGAGAAAAACCTACAGAAGATGTTCAAACTATTGGGCGAAACCGGGAAGGCGAACAAGGAATTAACAAAATCGGAAAAAGCTGCGATTTCCGCCTGGAATAAGCGAACGCAAGGCATAATAAAACAGACTAGAGAAATCGGGCTATATGGAGCGGCACTAATAGAGGCAAGAGTGGAAGAGGAAGCAACCATTGCTAATTTTGGGGCATGGAAGATTACGGATGAGCAAAAGGCACAAAGGACGGCTGCGTATACGGGGCTATTAAAGAAGCAAAATAGCGAGACATTGCGGAGGCGGAAGTTAGAGGAAGCCTATGAGATGGAGGCGACGTTGCAGGAAAACGCCATTATGATGGAGATGCTCATCACCGAAAATGACATCAATAATGCCAAGGAATGGCAACTTGAATTGGATATGCGGCTGTACGAGATGTCATTACGCCGTATGGAAGTTGAGGACGAGAAGGGGAGGATAATTAAGAAGTACCAAGAGCACCAAATACAAAATATGCTGCGGCAAACGCGATTGAATAAGAAACTCAATAAGGATGTGCAGGATCATGTCGCCATTCTGGAAAGGAACACTATTGACCTCGTGAAGATCTTTGACAAGTCTTTTGAGTCTATCGAAAGTGGCGTTAAAGAATTGGGCGACGTGTTCGAGATGGCTGGCAAAAATATGGTTAAACAGTTCGCCCATTCGTTTCTTTTCGGGAAGCAGGTTGAATTTGATGCGGGGTTTACCGCAAATCTTAAGGACTTATTCGGAGAGACCGGGCTTCTGGGTATGTTTAAAGATGGTGGAATAGCAGGGGCCAAAGCGTTCGGAGATAATTTTATCAAAGGGATTCGGAAACTGTTCGGCGGCGGTGGTGGCGCGGGTGGCGGTGGTGGTGCGGGTGTCTGGACACCGCCCTGGGGAGGCGGAGGCGCAGGCGGTGGTCCTGCCGCTCCTCAGTGGAGCAGCAGTCAGCATTGGAACAACATGCCGTTTGTTGATCCGGCTATGCGGGAGGCTATTCGTAGTGGAACTCGCGCACCGGGTTCCTTTGCGTCGGGCACCGGCGGCATTGGCAGTTGGGGCGGTATTGGCGTGTCGGACATGCAGAATTTTTGGGGCGGTGCTGGTGGTGGCTCATCAGCGTATGCACAGAGCATGCAAAACGTGCAATGGGGTGCTCCGAAGCCTGGATGGCAGGGTAATATTATTAATCCCGGTGGTGCCGCTGCCGGTGGTGTCACGCCATGGGGCAGTGCAGGAATGGGCGGGGCAGCGGTTAGTGGCATTGCCAGCCTCGCCGGGTATAAAGGAACTGGCGGTCATATCGGTGCTACGGTTGGTACGATGGCGATGTCCATTAGTGCTATATCAAAACCAATCATTGCATTTCTCTCCAACACCTTTGGGCAGTTAGCTGGACAGTTGGCGAACTACATTATCCCCGGCCTTGGGTTCCTCATTGGATTTGCGATGGAGGAACTGCTCGGGGCTCTATTGGCACCAGGACGGATCAAGCAAGATAAAGACGAGATTCGGGCCTTCGCAAAAGAAATCGGCCTCTCCGGTGTCGATCCGCAGGGCGGCAAAAGTCTGACGATTCGGCATCAACAGGCGGACGTCGAGTTCGCCGAACAACAAGGCGGCTTGGCGGCACTCTCGTTAATGTATGTGGATCTGGACGACAAGATTGAGCATGTATTCGGCACCATGAAGCGCTTTACGAATCAGTTCCAGGTCGGATTCCTCGAAGCGGGTCTGACGATGGAAGAAGCCAATGAGAAGGTGCTCGAACTCGCGGAAAAGATGGGGTTCACGATTGGGACAGTGGTCGAGCAAATTAACAAATTTGCGGAGGAAACCAATCTCGCGGAATTCCGCGAAGAGCTGGAAGAGACCGGGCGGTCAGGGAATGAGATGCTGTTCTTGAGTGAGATGCTCAAGGGGGGCATCGAGATTGCCACGAAATTCAACCCGCTGATCGATGCGACAGCACTCTCGAACCGCTATCTTGCGGACGCCTTTAGGGAAGCGGGGGAAACCGCTGGACTGCTTGATGAGGATCTGGCGAGTTTGGAAGATCGTATCCGTTCGGGTGATCTCAATATTGAAGACGCTATTGGCGCACTGCACGATATCGGGATCACGTCTCTCCGTATCCAAAATATTGAGTTGGACGCAGATCAAATTGAAGAAGAACTCACACGGGCGATGGAACAGTCAGCCCAGGCACTGAAGGGGATGAGTGCCGCCTTCGCCAAAGGTCTGGAAGCCGGATTAAAAGGTGGGGATGTCGCCGCCGCCGCAGAGGCCGGATTCAGAGAAGTCTTCCGTGCGGCGTTGCAAGAAAAGGCGATGGCGACCTTCATCGAGGAGAACCTGGCTGGGTTGTTTGAAGATTTTGACTTTACCAAGCCGATTGATATGTCCTCTGATGCATTTCAGGATCTCGCCAGCGGAATCGGGATCGCAGCGGAGCAACTGTACGCCCTGCTGGAAGCGGCTAATTTATTGCCTAACACGATTGGGGCCGCGAGTGCTGAGATGAACGTGCTGAACAACGCGCTCGTCGCAATCAAGCAGCAGATCATCGACGTGCAGCTCGCGTTTGCCGCAAATCTCGTGGCTATCGGTGCTGGCAGCGCCCTTGATCTTCAGCAGCAAAAACATGCTCGTACTAGCTCCCAACTTGGCATACATAGTGGTCTGAACCTGCACGAGGGCGGGGTGTGGGATCTAGAGCAAAGTTCGATGGAGGGGTTACACGCTTGGGCACAGGCGTTTGCTAATATGCGACAGGCGGAAGTTGATCTCTTCCAGGCGCGTGCCGCAGCGGAACAGCGTCGGCTGCAAGACGAGATCGACGGTATCAATGACCGACGGGAAGCCGACTTAGAAGCCAACGCAGAGTTGGTCAAGGCGGCGAATGACCGCCTTACACTGGCACGCGAGGAACGGGCTGAGATCGCCCAGCTCGCGCAAGAAGCTAAGGCACTCGCGAAAAATTTTGAACAGTCTGCTGATAAGATTGGCGATATGATCCGCACCATTGCCACCGGATCGAGTGCGTTCACTACCGGCGAACGGCTCGGGGTGCTCCAACTCCAAGAAGCCTCGCTTCGCACGGCGCTGGCAGGGGCAGGGGCGGAAGACCAACCCGAATTGTTCGATCAGCTCGCGGCCAATCTTGTCGCCCAGTTGAAAATGTCGCGGAACCAAGGATCTGCTCTCACCGACGAGACCAATACCACGCTGCAAGAACTGGAAGACCTCCAAACCCAGGCGTTGGCGGCGGCGGTGGCCCAGCGGAACATCGAACGGGACATGAACAACACCCTGACTTCCATCGATAATCGCATCGAAGCAGATACCGATTTGATCACGAGTTTGCAAGAAGAGGCGAACCGTATTAATAGCGCTGCTAAGATCGCTATCGAAGCCGCGCAGGATCGGTCTACCGCTGCGGTGGATCAGATGCGTAGGGAGACAGTTGCGAGATTGCACGCACTCCACATCCGCGAAATGCAGGTCTGGAGGGGGATTGAAATTAAATCTCAGCAGAGATTCTTGGCAGAGCAGGACATGAATCAAAAATTGGAAGGTACTCTTAATAGCCTCGACGAGACGATTGAAACACTGAACATCCACCTTACCGACCTGACTAATCCCCCCGCGCCGAACGGGAATAACCAGACGGGTGGGAATAACTGGAATAACTGGAATAACTGGCAGGGATTCACGTCCGCAGCATCAGGGTACAGCGGTATGGTGTCACGACCAACCTGGTTTCAGGTCGCGGAACGGGGACCAGAGCATGTACAGGTTACGCCCGTCGGAGAGTCGGTGCCTGGGCCGCTGCATCTGACCATCGCCCCCACAATCAATGTTTCTGGTGCCGCAAATGGAAAAGCCGTCGGGCAGCAGGTGTACCGGCAAATCGAAGATGGTATCATCAGGTCGATGGAGAGCGGACGGCTGCGCGGCGTCCTGAAGAAAGGACATTAATGGACCTACGCTACGCGACAGAATTTTTGTCCTATACGGTGACAGCCAGTGATGCCGTCTCTGCGGACTACCCCGTCACGAATCTGAACAGCGATTCGGCCAATCCGATTTTAGAGCAGTATCGGTCTCTTAATGCGTCAGGCACAAAGACGCTGACATTGGATTTCGGGGCTGCGAAAACGATTGTCTTGACCGCCGTTCTCGGCACGAATTTCACGGCGATGACGCTCGCTGGCACCGCGAAGACGTTGACGAAGAATGCCCTCACCTCCCACTATGGCAATGCCCTCCTGCAAACCGTCAGCGCATCGAATACGATGGTGGTGGTGGTCAGCGTTGCCACGCCTATCGATAGTGCGGGGTACTTCAAAATCGGTCAGATTTTATGTGTCGAAACGGGCAAATTGAATGTCTTGAGCCGGGGGATGCTGGCAGGGGCAACGATCAAGGTCATAGATCCCGTTTTAGAGGCCGGAACGGACGTACAAGACCTGATTCCCGGCGATGCCTACCGCACACTGCAATTTAGCGATGAGGTCGAATATGCGGCAGGAACGGGCGATTTTGATGCCCTCCGTGCAATCAGCCCGGCCACCAAAATTATGATCGTGGATCTGGATTCGCCATCACAGCTACCCGTCTTTTACGGACGACGGATGTCGGCAGAGGAGAGTATTAGTCTCGGCAGCACCATGCAAAGTGGATCAATGGAATTTTTAGAATTGATCTAAACAAGAGGAGTCTACGATGGCAGCGCAGTTAAACGGAGAAATGGGGTTATTGGACCGGATTCGGGCACAGTATACGACGACGGAAGATATCGACATCCAGCTAAAAATATTAGAGATCCAGCAGCGCGAAGCCCAAGCGGCATGCCTGGCGGCACAAAAACAAGCTGAGACCTTAGCGTGGCAAATGGCCGTCTTGCAGGATCATCGAGGGACGTTGGGGCAGGAGGAGAACAATGGCGACAACACTTAGCAATCTCAACAGCCTCCCCATTGCGGACGTGGGGACCAAGACCGAAAACTGGGCGTTGATGATCAATAATCTGTTTTCGTACATCGACACGCTCGAAGCCGGAACTGCTGCCCACCCGAATGTTGTCACAGCGGCACTCAAGGTCACGGCAGGGGCAGGGGCCAATAAGATCCTCCAGAGTGATGCGGACGGAGATCTCACCTATACGCTCACCCCGAATCTGACATCTCTCGAAATCGATACGCTCAAGGTCACCACCTCCGCTGGTGCCAATAAGCTCCTCGTTTCCGATGCGGATGGAGATCTGACATACACCCTCACGCCTAATTTGACTTCCCTTGAAGTTGATACATTAAAAGTCACAACTTCCGCTGGTGCCAATAAATTGCTCGTCTCTGACGCCGACGGGGATCTGACTTACACCCTAACACCTAATTTGACCTCACTTGAGGTAGACACACTCAAAGTGACAACTGGTGCTGGTGCCAATTCCGTACTCGTGAGCGATGCGGACGGAGACGCATCGTGGACCCTGACCCCGAACCTGACCTCACTGGAAGTTGACACACTCAAAGTGACCACTGGTGCGGCAGCCAACAAATTGTTGAGTTCCGACGCGGACGGTGATTGCGCGTGGACTGCCACACCAACTCTCACTACCTTGGAAGTCGGCACGGTCAAAATAACGGGCGGCTCACCGGGCGCTGGAAAAATCCTCCAAAGCGACGCCGACGGTGACGCGACTTGGGAGACGGCCTCAGGTGGAGGAGGGGGCGACTTCAGCAACGGAGGAGATGCGGGGGGCGCTGCTCGCACGCTAGGAAATACAGATGCCTACGACCTCGGGTTTGAAACAACCAATGTGACGCGCATGACGATTCAAGCGGCGGGCAGAGTGGGCATTGGTGCGGGTACGCCCACAGACGGGACACTGCATGTGATATCCGGCACGGCAGGAACTGTGGCCGCTGATGGCGGGGCGGACGAGTTAGTGCTAGAGGGGACGGAGTGCGGCATGACCATTTTATCCAACGACGATCAATCAAGCTCAATTTTTTTCGGCTCGCCGGGTGGCAGCTCTCGGGATGCGCGGATCGCATGGAATCATGATGGCGACCTTTTTAAGCTTGGATCAAACAAGGCCGGGGGCGTGCTCCAACTTACGTCGGGTAACGGCACGGTGGGATTGACAATTGATGCCGCGAGCGAGGTGGGGATTGGAACCGCTGCTCCTGCCGCGCCACTGCATGTGGTCGGCACAACCTATTTCTCGGACGACCAGGTGAATATTTTTGACACCAGCGCCAGCGGCGTGGTTGCGCCCGCAGGTAGTGGGATGCTCCATATTGATATCGGCACGACTGCCACGTTCAGCCGCGCTATCACAGTCCACAGCGCACGCGCTGACGCCTATGGGCAGATGCACGCTTTTGACCAGCGCTCGGCTTCACCTGCAAACAACGATGTCGTGACGAGCTTTGATATGCGTACTGTCGGTGCTGATGATACGTACTATGTGTCGTCGGGCGCGATCAAACACCGCACAACAAATATCGGATCACTGGGTGGAGACGGACTTGTGGATGGGTACTCAAGCGACTGGCTTTTTTACTGCTGCAACGGCGTTGACGCTGCGGGTGCTTATAACGGGGCGGTAGCCCCAAATGTGTACGGGCAGCTAACCGCTGCTGGCGTGTGGACAGACTCCTCCGCTGGCATCAACAAACTGTTTGACGACAATTATACAGACCGCTATGGCACCATTTGTGACACCCTCAGTGCGCTGAGAATTTGCACATACCGTGCAGCCAACGGGCCGGAGGATCGGCCCTATTCGTTCGGCACGTCCGCGGAAGAATTTTACGAGATATTTGGGATCGGGGAGGAGCCGAGGATGGTGACAAACAAGGACGGCGAGGGGGAATACCGGGCGGGTATCGCAGCCAAAGAGCCAGCCTTTCTTGCGCTTGCGGCGTGCCAAGAATTACACGCCCGTCTCAAGGCCCTAGAGGAGGAGTAGGACAATGCTAAAATTGAACACGCCTATCACTGTGGGTGACAGAACGTATACGCACGCTAAACTGGTATCGGCAAGTTGGCGTGCAAACGCGGAATCGCTGGAGCGGCTACGGTATCAGCTTTGTACTGTCGAGGGCGGAATCATCAGGATCGGGAGTATCGTTTACAACGATCTGGTTGACGCTGCGCCACCCGCGCAGCCTACTGTAACTGACGCACCGACGGCTTTTATCATAGACAGGGTCCAGAACAACGAAGGCTCCGCAGATATCTTTTCCGGCTTGCATGGGATCGATGCTCTGATCGATACTTACCTGGCGGACCAACCGCCTCAAGTCTTCCAAGACGGGGAAACGACAACCGTGCTTGCGGCGACTGTCGAAGCTGCCCCTGCTGGCGAACTCCCAGCGCGTGAAATCATCGATAACCGCACAGAGGACTAAATGGCAGACGCCCCACATCAACAAATCACGTTGACCGTCGATGGGACGACGTACAAGGCGGCGTTCAAACGCCATCCTGATGTGCCCGATTACCCGGCGCGGCTAATTGGTCCGTTCGGGGCATGGGAAGAAAGCCTCCCCTTACCAATGGACGGGTTTCTGCCGGAACGGTCTGTCGAAGTCCGGTTCCGTAATTACGATCAGGCCCCCACATATGGTCCACCGTCCGCATATGGCTTACCTACTCGATATTCCGGCGGCTTCGAGGCGACATTAGATGGTATCCGTCTAGACGGGACGCTGATCGGACAAACGGCGATGGCGCGACTGCGTAATGTGTCCGGCGGAAGCGACATCCGGCGTATCGATGGTGTCGTGACGGAAGAGGGCGACACGGATAATACGTCTGGGACGTTTCGGATCGGGACGGTGGATACGGCTTTGTTTGAACAAGAATTACCGCGCCAAAAAATCAGAGATCTTTTCGACGCTGCCGTGCTGACCAGAGGGTCCATCGAAGAGGCGGACCCGCCAGTATACGTATGTTGTGGCGTGAGCCGAAAAGTGCCGCTTGTCCAACTCGTTGCTGATGGGACAAAGTGGGGCGTGGTACGGTCACCAGCGAGCGGCACGCTGACCTGGACAACTGTGTACCTCAACAAAGCGGTCCTCCTCCCCAGCGAATACACCGTCACCACCGAGACCATTGACGGCAAATCGGTGAAGTACATCACACTCGATGATGAACCCAATGCCGATGAGCAAATCCTGATGCATGCGGATCTCACATCCACCGAATTCAGAAATACTCTCGAATTTGTGAAGTTCTTGTTATCGGACCCGGACTACGGCCTCTCCCCCGCACAGAGCGTGAATGCTGCGGCGTTTACGACGGAAAGTAATGTCCTCCATGCGTTATCCTATGCTGCGACAGGTGGTCTCTATGAACGGTTTCCCGCCCAGGATTTGTTCTTACAGCTCTTGGTGCGCGGCACGTATCTTTCCCGCAATACCTCAAATGAGTGGTATCCCGTCGTGGATCAAGCGTCGGCGCATCCTGCATCAAGTCTCCCTTTTCAGATGGGCGCATCAGGTGGTGTGCAGACCATCATTCCCGATTCTCTTGTCTCCCGGCGCGGCAACGTGCATGATCTCACCAAAACATTAGAGGTGGGTTTTGCCTTTGATCCTGGGTTTGACGGCAGTGGCAAATATCTCGGGCTTGCGACAAAAACCGTCACGCAACTCGGCACTGTCCGCCGATGGGACAATCCGTTTTTGGACCGGACCACCGCCGAGAAAGAATGCGGCTATGCGCTCAGCGCACTGCGTCTACAGGATCGTGTCCTCGATTGTGACATCGATCTCCGTGGACAAGCGCTGGTCCTGGGAGAAGTGGTGACGGCCAATATCCCCCACCGGACCATTTCAGGATCACGGATGATCCGGTCTCTCGGCATGTCCTGGTCCGGCGATGAAGCGAGCGCCCACATATCCGGCGGATATTCGTGTAGTACCGTGCCGTATGATGCGTCAATTTATACGGCGACGGCGGACCCCGCCGATACCGTGCTGTTACCGGGCGCAGCGGAGGTCACTGATTATTCCCACACCGTGCCGGGGCCTGGGACCAGTTTTGCTGCGGCTACCACTACGACCAGGGCGACTGATGGGACCGTCATTGCCCATGTGACGCTGACGGTGACACCCCCTGCCGTCAATCGGACGGATATTATTTTTGTCGTGTATCCAAACGGAAGTGCGGTCAGCAAGGAGCGGCGGGTCATCGAGATAACAGGGGCAGGCGCACATACGACAACCTTCGACCTGGAGCCTGGTCTCACCCTCGATTATCAAGCCGTCATCCTCAACAGCAACAACGTCGATGGGAAGCGCAGCTCGACACCTGTGACCCTCAGTGCGCAATCGACAGGAGCACCGGTGGCTCCCGCTGTCCCTCAAAATCCCTCCGCAACAGCGGCTATCGAATCTATTGTCTTGGATTGGGACGATAATACTGAATCGGATTTCAGTGAATATCAGGTCTTCCGTGCAAATGGGGATTCTTTTCCTGGCGGCACGCCTTTAGCTGAAGTACGGGCGTCTCAATTTATCGATGGCCTTGCTGGGACAACCCGGCGGTACTACTGGATTAAAGCCGTCAATACAACGGAGTTAAAATCAGCAGCAACATCGTCCGTTAATGCCACGGGCTCGGCGGGAGCATCGACTACTGCACCCAGCAACCCAGCAGCAATCTCAAAAAACGCCGAAGGCACGTACAATGCCCTTGACGGGACGGCCTTTTCTTTCATCGTGGTGAACGTCCCCGGCATGCCAAGTGGGGCAAGTGTTATCAATATCTTGTACCGCAGAAATGGCACATCCCAATATCAAATTGCCGACCAGCTAAGTTCCGGCAGCGGGACTTCTCGGGTCGATGATCTCACGCCCGGCGTACAGTATGAATTTGCGGCACAAGCCTGGTCGAGCGGAGCAGGGGCGAGTGCGATTATAGGCGCGTCGGATGATCCCTATACGGCGGTAGGTGATACCACCGCACCCGGTACTGTCGCAAGTGTCGCAGCTACTGCTGGCACCGGTAAAAGCATTGAGGCGTCATGGACCGTGCTTGCTGATGCCACACTCGCGGAATATATCATTTACCGTAACACGTCCGCCAACCCAGGGTCCGACAGTGATCCGGCAGTTCACGAGCATGCGCGGGTGCGGACCAATCGGTTTACCGATACCAATGTCGCCTATAGCACGACCTACCACTACCGAGTGAAAGCCATCGACCACAGCGGCAACGTGTCTTCGGCTTTTAGCAACAACGCCAGCGCTGCCGTCACAAAGGTAGACACCCCCGATATCGAAGATGGGGCCGTGCAGAACTTGCAAGTGCATAACGACCTGAGTGCGGCGAAAATCACAACAGGTGACCTGACGGTCACTTCCGGTAATGTCCGAATTTCAGCAACCGGGGATTCCGCTATTAGCATCAACTTCGGCTCAAGTTTCGCAAAGATCAAGTGGTGGGCGAGCGCGTTTTCCGGTGACGAGGCAGCACATATCGGTGCGGGTGATGTCTTTGCAACTCATGGGTTTAAGGGAATGCAACTGGTTGTACGAAACACCAGCTATGATATACGACTCGGCACTTCAGGTGAGCGGTTTGCAAATTTGGGGCTGTTTTTTGACGGGGACATTAAAGCGTCTGAACATATTTTCGACGGGACAACTGCCGCCGCAAGTAGTTCCACCGTCACCGTGACTACGCCGAGTGGAACAACCGCGCTCGCACTCCCTAACCGCCGCATCAAGATTGATACAACGACGGGTGGACCGTATTATATTTGGTGCTCCGAGTCGTAAAGGAATCCGATGAGCAATACTTGTCCCGATGGCCACAAATCTCAAACCGCCGAGCATGCGAAGGTGATGGCGATCATTGACGCGGACGGCGAGCCGCAGAAGGTCACTCGGGGGTATTGGGTGGTCTGGACGTGTCAAATCAATACGCTGCAACATGTGATCGAGATGGGACTCACGTCGTGTTACCATCTCGACGCTGACGGGTGTCATCCAAACCTCACCGATTCCGACCCGCAAATGACGCACGTCACACTCGTGGATGCAGTCGATGAGGCATACGGCAAGAACCCGTGGGTCGAGCTGCTCGCAATGGTGGATGGGAACCCCTTCGCCATCTCACCGCAGGTGGTGATCGATTACGTGGCGAATGCCGGGATTCTCCCCACGGTCCCTGAGGAGGCTGAATGACACACGTACACGCAATCCAAGTACACATCGCTGGCGCGAAGAAAACACAGGTCCATACAGCGGGAGTCATCGCAACACAGGTGCTCACATGACACTCACAATTGATACAACACCAGGCCCCACGGAAAGCGATTCAACCGGGTATGCCGGACGGGGATTTACTATTCTCGCACGGATCGTAGGACACGACGGTGCCGCCATCACACAGAGTGCAACCTCTAGCATTACGTATGCCGTCTATGACCGCACCAGTAACGCCCCGCAGACAGCCACCACCACCGGCTCGATGACGGTAGCCAGCGTGGTCTTTGATACGCTCCAGACGGACGCACGATGGATAGCCGATACCACTGGATACAATTTTCGATACGATGCGGTAGGATCAATCGTCCCAACAGCCGGACGAGTCTATCGGCTGATTGTGACCTTCACGCCATCATCGGGACAGGCATTCCAGGCGGTGTGGGACCACGCGACACTGAGCAGCTATTAGGGGGAGTACAATATGTTACGAGTGATATCCGATGCGGTAACGCACCAGTACCGCGCACCGGACGGGCATGTATTCGATTCACTCGCCGAAGCGGAGCGTCACCACGCCGCCGCTATTATTTTGACAATCATCATGGACGGAGAAAAGTCATCCAAAAAGCAAAAGATCTTTGCTGACCGGGTGGCGCAGCAAGCCGCCAGACTGATGCCGATATTGCAGCATCTCGCGGAGGCTGAACATGACGAAACTAGCGGACCTGATACTAGCAGCGAACAATGAGGGCCAGGAGGAATCGTCGGATGACGAAGAAATCAGTGAAGAAGTCAATGAAGACATGTGTGAAGTCCACTATGTCCAGTGGATCGATTCCGCCTCCCTCACAAGCCCGTGGAGTTCTCCGCAAGACATTGCGGATTTAGAACCCGCCATTGTCCATACCGTCGGGTTTCTCGTCAACGAAACCAATGATTTTATCACCCTAGTCTCGTCCGTGACGGACGACGCTGCTGGGGGCGATGTCACCATCCCGAAGGTCTCTATCAAAGACCGCCGCGTGGTGTAGCCGAAAGGGGAGTCGGAAGGGGGGAGTTATGCTCCTCGCATTTTTATCAGATATCCATTTTGATCACGAATGCCCCTACGCCTGGGCACTTACAAAAGCGATCCTGAAAGATCTGCCCATCGATCATGTCATCCTGGGCGGGGATGTTATTGACCTGGGACCACTTTCTATTTTCAAAGCCGCCCCGCATGAGAAACTCGCGTTAGGGGATCAGATCCGACACTCCCGCAAAGAACTCCGCGCCCTGCGGAACACTGTGGGTGATATTCCCATCACCTATTTTAACGGCAATCACGAAGAGCGACTGGAATATCACATCTGGCAACGCACGCCAGAACTGGCCGCGCTACAGGAAGAGGATCTCAACATTCTCACCATGAATCATCTGTTTCAATTTGACGCGACGGATATCCTCCATGTGCGACAGACACCCATGCGTGTCAAAAAGATGTGGTTTTTCCACGGGCATGAAATCAACACACGAGCGGCCCATGTGGCAAAAATGAATTTTATGCATCGGAGCGGCAATTCGATGTGTGGTCATCACCACCGCTTTGATTCGTACTATCATCAGGAATTTTCTCACAGTCAGTCGATCCTGGGCAGTTTTGTGAATGCGACGTTAGAACAGATCCCCGCAATCCATGATGTCCGCAATACGTCGCGGTGGATTGGGTACAGTAAATGGCAAAACGGATTTAGCCTGATTGATTTCTCTGAAGGGGGATATTTTCGCGTCGAGCAGCTTCTCTATATCAAGGAAGCGGCTTCGCGCATGCGGACGCACGTGTACGGGAAGGTCTATCGGGCAGTACGGAAAAAGAACAAAATCGACGTGGTCACCCTCTAGGTGCGGAGTCGTAATGATACAAACATATGGTTGACGAAGAGTGCGCCGTCCATATCATCCGGGGACCATTGTCCTGCCTGACATGCAAAGCCCATTTGCAAGAATTCGATTGTACCTTCCTGATCGATGGTATGGGGGAGTGCGAGAATCTGGTCTCGACTGTCGGTCCGCGAGACGTGATGGTGCTGCGGTGTACGTACTGTCATAGCATATTCCATTTTATCGCAGGTATCGAGTTCCGTGATTTCTCCCACACCGTACACTAATAACAATCGCCTCGAGCACCTCTTTTAAGTCCCTGTTTTTACGGACTATTCAAATTAATACGATAATTGAATTAATATGACCCTTTGACATCGGGGAGCATTGCTGAGTGGTTGAGCGGGACGACGGGCTCTGCCGCCCAATACGCAGTCCGAGTATAGCCGGGAGAAAGGCCCAAGACCTCACAGCACCAACAAAACGAAAACGCAGCGCGGCTCTCTGAACGCACCCACTGTCGGTCAACCCGGTGCTGTGTTTTTGTTTTTCGCCCTCCGTCGTAATGACATTGGATGAGTCGGTAACGGAGGAAAAAAGCGTCGTACATCAGACGCTGCACTAGACGATATTCGCCCATGTCCTGCCAGGCAGGCGAAGATGGGCGGGAGGCATCCTCGACAGCAGGGTCAATAAAGCTCGGGGCCACAGCTACCCCCATGACCTCCGCCGCACACGGGTGAGAATGTTTCGGGCTGTTCGATTCTGGCGAGTGCTAGGCTGAAGGAATCCCTGGAATAACTTCCGGATATAGGAGGGCTCTACTCCCGCAAACTCACAGACTGAGGGGAACCCCTCTTCGTCTGAATTGACCCAGGCAATCGCTTCGTCCCGTAACCGCATTCGGCCAGCGGGACGGTCTTGTGAGACACGATCTCTCACATAGGCACCCATCAGCACGCAACGCAATGCTTCCGCGAGAACGGCTTGCCAAAGATGTTGTTCCGGCGACGTGGCTTGGAGAGGGGCAACTCCGGCAATGTCGAGTACGTCGATGGATGGTCCTCGGCCTTGCCACGCTTTAGTCGGCCATGCCGTGAGGCCCAACAGTGGTGATTTCCGCCGCACGTATCGTGACCCAGACCCCTGACTTTTCTTTGTCAGGGGTCGGGAACTCGTCTGTAAATCCGCATACGTACCGCCTTGTATCATCCGGCATCACACCTCTATCCACCAACCCATCAATGATAATCTTGCGACCTCCGGCGGCGACGTTATCCAAATCCCGTCTTCCGTGTTTTTCTATCCACCGGAATATCAGTATAACAGGATACGCTGGGGGCGCGATAATCCGTGCCTCTATTAGCGCAGCCATCACCCGTCCTTTATGGGCGTCATGTTCCTTTTTGTAGACGGACCAATGTTTCTTCGCCCAGCCCAGCCATTGGTTTTCTGACGGAAAAACGCCGGGGATAAAAAACTGCTGATCCTTTGGAGATGCCGCTTGGCTCATTCAATAGACCAGCCGATATACAGACTACGACACGGGTCGCATCTCCAGGATTTGTGCTGTGGCGTGTCCATTAGATACATCGCCTGGTTGCACGCTGGGCACGGGCGTCTTACTCGTTCCCAGTTTCTGATTTTTGTCGCGTGATATTTTGTCCCTGACCCACTGCCGTCGCCTTTGTTCCCATCTGCGATCTTGACCTTCATGGATTTGCAGCTCCTCGAATGCCGTATGTTGCGTGCGCTGGAGACTCGGACGGGGTTCGGGATACTCTGCGCCTACAATGGTTTCAATGGCCTCATACATGTTCGCGGGTCGCACATACCGGGAGAGGCGGTGGAATTCCTCCATAATAGCGTCCCAGTAGTCCGTCGATACTTCCAGGAGCGGCCGATAGTAGGCGCGGAGGATAGTCCCTCGTTCCAATTTCGAGAAGCCTTTTGTAATATGCGGATACACGCACCGAATTTCATCGGAAATCCCCTGCACCCGTGCGTTTGTTTTTTGGACTTTCATAATCTCTCCTTACGCGAATATGAGATAGGCGATCGTCATCCCACTGAACAGGGTAAACAGGAATCGCCACCCTCGGTTCTCTGTTTCCACCCTATACATATGACAGTCGCGGCAATACCCATCCTCCCGTGCAGCGACGAACGTGGGGTGGTGGTCATTTTTGCACGCCACACGGCGGAATTCGTTGAGTGTCTCAGCGCGGTTACTATTCATAGTATACTTTCCCATCTGATCTTAGATTCAGCCGGAAACAATCCAATCTGTCGAGGGCGACTAGGGCAATCCCATTCCCCTCTCATTTTCAGGGGCGTTGATTGCCATCCCGCTGCTTTCAGCGAGGTGCCTGGCTCTGACGCCAGCGTGTAGGTGATAATAAGTCTATAGCCCATCGCCTTAGCGGCACGACGCGCTGCACCATACAACATAGAGGCGGCGTTGCGCCGTCCATTAGTACAGCAGCGGGTAGCTTCTGCTGTCCAGCCATTGTCTAGATTACGGGCTACGGGACGACCTACGGTAATTACACCCTCCAAAGAAGTTCCATCCACCACTCCAATAGAGAATTTATGTCCGATAGAGGGTTTATGGTGTCGGTGATAAGCCTTAACGTAAGCACTAGCTTCTCTCAGCGTGATAGGCTTGAGACGCAAGTGACCGTCCTCATTAGGCATAGTCCATCTCCTCTACGGCGGCGAGATTATCAAATCGTGTCCACACCGGAGTGAATCGGACTTTGACTGATCCGGTTGGGCCGTTGCGATGTTTGGCAACGATCAACTCTGCGATACCAGTGTCCAGACTGTCAGGATTGACCATCTCATCGCGATATAAAAAAATCACGAGATCCGCATCCTGCTCGATCTGGCCAGACTCACGTAGATCCGCCAATACCGGCCGTTTATCTGTCCGCAATTCGCTCTGGCGGTTCAACTGCGCGAGAGCGACAATGGGAATATCGAGTTCTTTTGCGAGGCCCTTCAGACCACGCGAAATCTCTGCAATTTCTTGTTGCCGCCCATCTCGCCGCTGACCGCGCATCAGTTGGAGGTAGTCGATCACGATTAACGACACCTCTTTTTCTCGTGTCAGTGATCGCGCCATGGCGCGGATATTGTCGAGGGTGAGATCACTCCGGTCTTCAATGACCACGGGGAGCGGTGAATTCCGCAGGGCGGATTCTGCTAGACGATTACGCTCTTCCGCATTCATGCGCCCAGCCCGAACCACGTTCGAGTCAATACGGGCATCACTGCAGAGGATGCGTTGTGTAATCGCTGCCCGTGCCATTTCCAAGGAGAAAAAGGCGACCCGTTTCCCCGTCTCGCGTGCGGTCCGTATCGCGATTTGTAAGGCGAGTGATGTCTTCCCGAGCCCTGGTCGCGCAGCAATCACAACGAGCTCGGAATCCTGAAATCCGCAGGTAATGCGATCCAGATCAATCAGTCCGGACGGGAGTCCGGTCAGCTCTCCGGTATGGCCATCAAGCGCATCGACTTTCTCTAACGTCTCACGAATCGACTGTTCCAGCGTCCAGTAGGTTGGACGGCCGATAGTCGCCCGGTCTCGGACAATGTCCTCAATCGCCCCCAGCGCATCGAGTTTTCGATCTCCATCTGCGACTTCCAGCACTTTCTGCGCCTGACGATCTGCCGCTCTGCGCTTCGCGTCTTCCAGTGTGAGCTTGAGGTAATCCCCGTAATTAGCCGCACTCGGGACGGCCTCCTGTACGGTGAGTAGATAGGTGACCCCGCCAATGCTGTCTAACTCTCGTGCCGTGCGGAGCCCATGCTCGACGGTCACCAGATCGATAGCATCGCGTTGGTCGCCTAACTGACACATCGACTCCCATATTTTACGATGCGGTAGATAGCCGAAATCATCGGGTTCGACTTGCGTGCGGCACGCATCCAGGACCGTGTTGTCCATCAGGATGCACGAGAGGAGGGCAGCTTCGTGGCTATACGTCTCCATGGCACGCTCCACCCACCTCACCCACTTTAGCCACGTCGGTCATCTCATCCTCAATATCGAGATCGTCGTCTATCTCGTCCACGATATGTTCGGTCATGGGCGGTTGGGGCGTATCCAGGTAGATTTTACACAATAAGAAGTCGGCGATGCGGGGGATGTACTGCCCGTCATCCGCCGTCCAGTTAGGCGAAGCCAGCCACCGTGCGATTCCGGATAGGATTGGCACCGTATGATTCCACCCCTGAATCTTATTCCACGCCCGTTCGGCATCACCCATCCGCACCCGCTTGCCGATAGGGTATGCCTCCCATACGGGGATGAATCGTTCGGGATAAGCCGCAATTGATGTTTCTCCCGCGCCCACCACACTTTCTTTGTTGGTTTTCTCTTGGTGTATAGTCTTGTCTTGTATAGTCTTGTCTTGTTGTCGCCGCCGTTTTTGTTTTTTGGCTATTTGGTTTGTATGATATTCCGGGTACTTAACTACGAGAACAGACCCACTTTGTCGTGTAATCCATTGACGTTCCTCCATGAAATCCAGCGCATTTCGGATACATTTCACTGCTGTACTGGGCCGCTTTGAGTTGGAAATGTACGCCAATTGTAGCGCGATCTCGTCGTAGGTGCCTTTGATGACACCTTCGTGCCGGTCAGCCTGGGAGAGCATTTCGATCCAGACCAGCGCCATCCAGTCGTGGTACTGCTCACGGAGAGATCGGATTTCAGGATCGCGGTTAAACTCGTGGGATATGCGGTGCCAATTATATCGTAGCGCCATGCTCGTGGTACTCCTCAGTGCAAAATGAACTTCCTATCAGGTTGTTGTACGGGCCAGAGGGCCGAAAGGATGTAAAGCCCTCTGGTCCCGTTATGGCGGACGACAAGGAGGCGGGGGAGATGAAACCGACCCCCGTCGTCCGCTCCCCAGGCATCCGAGAGGGGTACTCGGGGTGCCGTGAGATGCAATCATTGTGACCCCTACAGTCAGAACGGGATGTCATCGGATGGGGCTTCCGTCCCATGATCACCGAGAGCTTCTAATGCCCGTTCCGCCTCTTCATTGCAGGCGTCCATCACGGCTTTATCCTCAATCCATATATACCGCTGACGCTTCTCATCGCCGTTTTTATCGGTGTAGACTTCCCCCTCCGGGAAGCCAACAAATGGTCCATGCATACCATCAACGATCCGACAATTATTGATTGTGACCGGCCCGATGGTGACATTGCAAAATGCTTTAAGTTTTGAGCCCTCTTTCCCCTTGTACGGACGCACCCGCCCCGGATCGATGGACACATCAATTTCGGTCGCCATTTGATCCCTCCTCTGCTATGTGGTTGATAATGTCATCGGCCTGGTCGCCGGAATGTTCCCGATATGCCATGTTATCATGTTCTTCCACAGTTGCTAAGAGTGCGTTCCCTTTTTTCCGGGGTAAGACCTTCATTAGTCGTTTTAAGACGGTCTTTTTTGCCATCTCGTCAAAATGGTTCCGCCAAGCGGTGCTCTTCCCGCCGGGCGCTAAATTTCGGATCTCCTCGATTTCCTCGACGGTCATCGACTCCCAGAGTGTCCGCCCACTGCCCTCCAAGATCGCGAGGGCGTAATAGTCGGTGATCTCGCCGCGCTCTGGGCCCATTGCAGGTTTGTGCCGAATGAATGCCTGTGATCCGCGATCACAGTCCCACTCGTCTCCCTCCCGCCGTACGCCAGCGTTAATCGACTCGATGACCGCTCCACGGTATAAGGCACCAATCATGCCCTTGTAGCCGACCTCAAGGGTGAGGGTTTTTCCTCGCGGCACCAAATAGACTTCTCCGTCCCGCAGTTCAAACCCGAGTGTGGCAAGCTGGACAGCGACCTGCCCAACAGACCGCCCATCGCATTGCGCGATGCGGGGGTTATTCCGGGCTGCGCCCAGTAATTGCTGACAGAGGCGTTTAGCTTGTTGTTCGCTCCCGTCCTCCATGGATTCCACGAGTGTCGGAACTAAGCCGTGTAAAAATTCGCTGAGACTAGCCATTGATATCCTCCCTGAATTTGAGTGCAATACGACGTGTTCCTGGGGTTTCTGTGGTGTGGCGTTGGACAAGATCTGCAGTTTTGTCCTGCCCTAAGACATCCTCTACTGAGGCAACAAATGTGCGTATGTCGATCTTCTGAGACGGCTTTGTCCGTCGATACGTCAGGACGAATTCCTCACTTTCAAATCCTGTGGCGTCCCCTATCTTTTTGGCAAATCCTTGTTTGAGATGCTCTTTTTCGGTTTTCAGATCTCGTTCCTCCGCAAGGATATCGCGGTAGCGACGGGCATCGACGGTGACCGCCTCGGGGGGGACCAACATTTCCTCCGTGATGTCCTCGAATAGGTTTGAGAGATAGGCGGATGTTTGCGGCGATCCGTCAAGATCGGGCTCTTCATCGCCAAGGATGTAGCGGTCCAGATAGGCTTGACACTGGTCAACCAAGGTTTTGTGGAGTTCTGCGTTGGCGACGAGGTTATATTCATAGTAGCGGTTGCCCACCCAGGCGGCGATATCCCATCGTGGGATTTGCATCGCAATCATACACCAGTGTGCCTGCAGAAAAGCGTGGTTGGCAGGTTTCTCTTCGGACCAGTAGCGTTGACTGCCAAGGACGTATTTGCACTCCAGACCGCAGGAGCGATCGGCATAGACACGGTCAGGGGTACAAGCGATCCAGGGGTGCTGGGGATGGGTCACCAGCTGGTATCGGCCAGGATCGATCAACTCGACACCGTCATGTCTGCTGACGTAATCGTCCACGATGCGCGGCTCCATTTCCACGCCGAGACGCATAGCTGGGCTGGGCGGACCATCTTCCTCTCGGCCCAATTTATCGCGCCAAACAGAGTGGGGTGATCCCCACGGGGCCAGCCCTAAGATTTTTGCCACATCGGTTGCGGTAATGCACTTACGGCGTTGTGCTAACCAGGTCTCTTTCTGTTCCATCGGTACTCCCTTCGGTGATGACGTCCAGTAACGGGATTGCGTGTTCGCGGCGGTCCTCCATCAATTGCCGTGGGGGACTGGATGCCGGAATCCACATCGATATCGGGTGGGACGTGTAGCTCCCACATCCAGGACAACACGGATCGTTAATGTCGTAGATTTCCTGGCAAACGTCTGCAGGATTTTGACAGATCGAATTGCCGCATAAGACGGCTGTTGCGAGATGTAAACGAGTGGTCATTTCTTTACGTCCTCCATGTCGGTTAATATACGCCATGCTGCTGCTGCCACTGCCGGTACTTGTCCATTCCCAAGGGCTTTAAGTCGGTCCACCCGAGCGGCCACCCCATGAGCCACTCGACCCACGGCGGGTTCAGTTGCCCACCAGTTTGGTCTATTAGGCTTTCCCCGGTATGCGCCCCTCTCGCTCTCTTGTCGTCGGCTGTCTCCGGCGAGCCCCTGGTCGCATCGCCCGTGTTCGGTGTCGCCCATAGAGCCGTTATGCCTCTCAGATTCTTTTTTCGGTTGTCGTGTATTTGGCTCTTGCTGCCAACTGGTCCCGTCCCCTTGGAGTCGCTGGCCTTGGGGCTCGGCCACCGCACCGCATCCTGCAGGGTGATCTGCCGCTTGTGACCGCTGGGCCGAAGACGGCTGGGTGGAGTGGCTTCCGCCCCCCCGGCGGTGACCGCTTGGCGTCGGCCACATGTTCTGACGGGCCATCGTGTCCAGAGACGCAGCGGCCCTGTCCGCCCCATGCCCCCGCCCTGATTGGTGCCGTAGCTCACCGCACTCGGCGTCGGTAGCGAGTATCCAGAGCCGGTTCCGCTTATGCGGGGCACCAACATGGTGCGCTCCCAGCACTGTCCATCGTGCATCATACCGGATTTCGGCCAGGTCACGGAGGATCGTGTCAAAATATCCGCTGGAAATAAGTCCAGGGACGTTTTCCAAGAATGCGTAGCGGGGTCGAACGAGACGAATGGTGTCCCTGGTGGACGGCCACATATTCCGGTCGTCAGCTGCTCCTTTGCGCCGCCCTGCCGTGCTGAAGGGCTGGCAAGGGAATCCTGCCGAGACGACATCAACCAGTCCCGTATATGCTGCGGCGTACCCGTCACTATTGAATATTCGGATATCGCTAAAGATCGGAGCGGCGTCGAGGATGCCGTCGGCGATCCGCTGTCTGAGGATGCGCTGGCAATACGTGTTGTTTTCGACATATCCAATACACCTCCATCCTAATGTTCCCGTCCCCAAGAGACCACCTCCTGCGCCTGAAAATAGGGACAGTTCTCTCATTTCTTCGCGTCTTCCGTTTTGGTCGCACGTCGCACCCTGGCTTCTTCGATGATCCAGTCCACTTGATCTTGGACGCTATCCCCGGCGCAGCCTCGTTGCTGCACCTCGATGAGCAGCATGACCATCTCATCGCGTGTCACACGGATATAATCTTCTGTCGGGGTATCCATCTTTTACCTCCTGTCTCCGTGCCATTCCCATTCCCATTGCAGACCTGCATGACGTGTCGTAGCGGTGCTCCGTCGCCAGCGGTCAGTCTTGATCCAACCAGGCCCTCGGGTAACCGCTCCGTAGGCGTTTCTGTGGTGCGGGGGAGAGGCTCGGATGATTTCCATTTCGTACATAATGAGATCGCTCCAAACGCTACCGCGCTGCCGGCAGATATCTACTGCGACGGCTCGTGCCGTGGTCAGCCAGTCCGCTGCCTGTGTTGCGACACGATCCAAACCGTCTTTTTTCTTCTCGTGTGAGACGAGCGCATCAAATAGTGGGGTATCCATTTATCGGCCCTCCTGTGGAATGATCCGGACAGGCAGTTTTGAATAGGGACAGCGCGGCACCGCATGCCCATGACCGTGCTGCCCCAAGATACCGAACGTCCCATCTTCGAAGACCTGTGCGGGTTTGTGCGTGCGCTTAGATCGTGCCTCGGGACACCGAATCAGCTCGTAATCTTTCGGTTTCCGCATGGGAACTACTCCTCCTCCTCGGATGCCGGGAGTGCCCCGGGCTCTTGATCTTCCGCTAACTCTTTTGCCAGCACTTCTTGCAGCGCATTCATGACGGCATTCCGGATGTTTTGAAAGCGCTGTCCGTACTGCTCTGGCAGGGAGCGTGCCATGATGTCGGCATCGATCAACCCCCGCAGGTAGCTGGATTGATTGCCCTGACCGAGCAGCCACGAGATGTGATGAGCCTCCAAGGAAAACTGCTTACCGACGACCCCGTCGCCTACTTTCGGTAAATTCGCGGACGGGTTTTCCCAAGGGCGTTTTCCTCCCTTCAGGTTGGGCGGATACCGCACCGTACCTTCCGCATCTGTCTGTTCTTCGATGATATCAGGCATGTGGACCTCCTCTGGTGTTATGGTAGGGGCATTCCTACACCGCTTCCCCCTCGATAAGGGGAGAGCGGTGTAAAAGCGCTTGCGTTACGTCGTCATATCCCGTAGAGTCATGGCAGCACGCAGGATTGGTACTCCTCTCCGTGTTTGTTTTCTTTCATTAGGGTTACTAAGCCGGGGTTCACATGGACCCCGGTTTAGTTTTTTCTGGGTGTTACCGTGCTGTTTCCTCTTTGTCGGCCGGGCGTGTCACATTCATTTCTCTTCTCCCCCCTTTTCCTTTCTTCGAGCTTTTGGGACATCCTGTGGTCGGCAGGGTCCGGCATGCCACCGGTCACACTCCTCACACCTTCGTTCTCTGCTGACGATTGGGAGCTGGTGTAGTGGACAGTGGGTTAGATCACCTTGGATCTGACAGCCGCAGCCGTACATCGTGCCCCCCTTTCGCGTTCTTATCGCTACGTTCCTTTTTCAGCACTTCTTCCGTTTTACATCGTCCGCAGGTACAGCCGTTGATATAGCCATGGCACCAGGGGTGATTCCAGCACGGGGCTTTTTCTCCCCAGGCATCGCATTTGATGCAGGTGATCCGTGTCATCGTGCCTCCTATTAATGTAAATCAAATTCCTCAATCAGACTCTCGGCGCTGCCCTCCCAGGTCATACGATCAACTGCGGTGTCCTCTAAATCGAGCCAACACTGTGCTCCGTCCGGCTGCGGCACCATCGTCCAGCCGTGTGCAAAGGCGACCAGTTCGGCTGGGGAGCGTTCTTTTTTCTCCATTATCTTTCCCCTCCCTTGCTTCCATTATCGGAAAATCCCCACTCGCCCACCGTGTTGCCGTTGCCGTCCCGGATGTTGGCGTAAGTTTCCCCTGCGAGGATCTGGCGGCAGACGTCGGCTAAGAGATCGCACACTCTACGCTCTGTCGCGTATAGAAAATAATCATTGTCCAGGTTGAAGTGAATTTTGATATCCATACCTAGTACTCCTTTCGCTCCGTCTATTTATGGTCCTGCTGTATCTGCCTGAGCCGTGCGGACTCCTCGGATGGCCCATAGGCGGGGGAGGGGTAGTCTTCTTCCGGTTCGGAGCCTTCCGCTCGATAGCGGCAGACCTGACACGTCCAGTAAAAGTGCAGGGTTTCTTTCTCACACTGAGCGCACCACATTGCGATCATCTCTTTCTCCTTTCTTTCATGGCAGTTGTCTGAGAATTTCTGCAGCGACTCCATCAGCGAGCACCGTCAGGCTGATGGGCACGTTGCCGTGGCTACTGATGGCTGATGGCGCGTCTTCGTAGAACGTGTCCCAATGGTCCCTCTCCCAGCCTCTCTCCTCAGGGTCCCATGTGCCGGTGCCGTCCGGCGTCTCACCGGTAGGACCAATGAGCCAGTCATATTCTCCCGCTTGCATATCTTTAGACATCGTGTCGGCGGCGTCCCTGACCTCGGCCACTGTCGCGTCTACGCCCTGGTACTCATCTATGATCGTATAGGCCATCACGGCAAATCCATCACTCTCATCATGTTGTAAATTACCAAAATCCTCACTCATGATT